CCTCCCATGGCTCATATACCTGCGTTAAATCCTGTAGGTAAGAACCACCTGAAGGCAATGGAGTCAACTCACCAGCACTTTTTTCTTTTATGCGATTCAAAAATGTAGCTGTGTCCATTCGAAAGGTCATCGATGGGTCTGAAATAAAGCCGTAAAGAATTCCGTTAATATCTTCTATTCTTCTAATCGATGGAGCTGGAATATGATTCATGCGAATCAATCCAACCTTATCCATAACCATCAACTCTGAAAATTCGTTGCCATACATACACATGCTTCGAGTAATTTCCCAAAGACTTTCTTCAGCCCTCAGATTTATATCGAGCATTTCATTCAACACTGTTTCTACTGTCTGATCCTCAGCCTCGAACCACATCGACTTATTTGTAATTACATCTTGAACTGTCGCATCGTCGGCATATAGGTCGAGGGCACTTCCTAGCTCTGGAAAATCTGACATATCCTCGTAATCAGCATACCGAGACATGAGATCCTGATCGAGTTTCACAGAATCAGTTAAGTAGTCGTTATATCCATTTTGCGGTCCCAGCGTGACATTACTATAACTAATGGCATTGCTGTTTATGGAGTCAAAGTAACTCGGTCCCACTGGAGCTAAATTTCTTCGATTGATTACCGTTCGGATCAAATCTAAAGTGTTCCCAGCAAAACTCATTTTTAGTTACCCCGAAGATTTATAATAAAACGATTCTTAAACTATACCTAAATCAATCAATGCAAGTCACGTTATTCTCACGTAGCTCCTGAACAAGGAAGTCTCTCATTTCTTCGGCATAGCCAGCTTTTATCTTGTCATCGCTATATTTCCAAATTTTGCGTAGCTCTACGAACGCTTCTTCAATGACTCGCTTCATGCCCTTTGCTTGAACCATCTCGGTTAAAGTCATCTCGTCGGCATCTTCAATTGTCACTTTCACTGTTTATTAGCCTCTGGTTATGTAGTTGTCTAAGTCAATCTCGTCAGGAACCATAGTCAAATCTTGCTCGGTCCCATCGTAAGAGATCTTTTTATATGTCGGCTTCAAGGTTTTTGGACCCTTTCGCTTCTGATACTCCCTTGGAGCTAACGGCTTATTAGGGTTTGGCACCTCAATCACATCGCCAGCACGTACCGTCCTATTCTCGAAATTCTCATTCATTGTCAGACCAATATCTACATCATCTGAAATAGGCACATCGGATCTCCCTAGCATTGGAGCTATCGGTTTCAAGTTATAGTCGGCCCTAAAGAGTGTCCATACGCACCCAGCCAAAGCATCAGCTGTATCCTTCGAACCGTTTTCTGCATGGTCGATCATTACTGGACCATCTTCAAGCCGTTTTAATTCTTCAAACAGAATCGGGTAGCGATAGCTTTTTACCCTACCATCCATTATAGCTTGCCTCAAATATCGGTATGACTGTTTCCTGCGACCTTCGCCAGTGCCTTCCATTTGCCGATCTTTAGATGACTCTGAACCGTCCTCCGACATTGACCCTATTCCTGTGTCAACTGAGTAAATGCCAGCCCTGTAGCCTTGTTCTCGCAATGCCTGAACCATCTCCCTTGAGTTATGAACAAACACACCTGCCGACAAAGCGAAATTGTGATGCTCATCGACTTCAATATCATAAACATCCTCGACCGCACCTTCGGTGATGCTTACGACTTTATGATTCAATTTAGGAAACTTAGTCATATCAACGCCTCGCCTTCGCAAACACAGTCTCAGAGAATTTCTATTCCACCCCAAATCTCTAGCTGTCTTTGTTATCCCTTGCGCCATGATCTTTTCAACAAGATCAGCTACATCAATATCCAGCCATCTTTGGTGGTTTTCGTCTTTGTGATTCTCATTGTAAATAGAAATTCTTTTCGCTTGCTTCTCTCTCTCGGCTGCATCTGACCATCTTTTTTTATTTATTTCAGCCAATCTTTCTGTACCAATTGCCCTCTGTTTTTCAATCACATCAGGTCTTACTCTTATTTTTTCTAGGTTCGACCTAAATTTCTCTTTGTAATGTTTTTTTTCTTCGGAATCTTCAGGCATAGCCTTATATCTATCCCAGAAGTCATTTAAATTGATCTTGCCGTGTTCACTATGAAGCTTCCTATGTTCTTCAAAGGTCACAAGCCGAAGGCTATCAGGATCATTATTTAACTTACAGAGATTAGTCACTCGGCATTTACCACAAAAGCAGCGTCCTGCATGATGAGTATCTTTACCCTTTATATCCCCCCAAAACTGTCTGCTAACAATTCGATGCGTAAAATCCCATTTGCCAGAAGTAGGCTGGTATATTTCTTCATAGCCTTCTAATGCCGATTTGTTTCTTGAGGATAATCTACTATACAGCGGCATTAAACTATCATCAGGCTTTAGATCTTTAGCCTTTCGATAAGAGCCATCTCTCAGCATCCAAAGGTGGTCATAAGTACACCGCACTTTCTCACCATTATCTAGTTCAACAATAAGGGTTTTTTGGGTTCCAGTTTTTCTTGCGTTATGCCCTCTACCGGCAACAACCTTTTTACCATCATAACTGTAAACCCAAAATTCTTTATCTCTGCCGTATTCCTTGGTTAATTCTTCCATCGATAAATTGCGACCATCCAAAAGCCTTACTTTTGTATCGCCTGTGAAACATTGATATGTATCCATCGTAAACTCTGCTAAGTGGAACCCATGCTGACTGAACCCATAGCATAGTTGTCTCACAGCTTTGAATAAAACTTCCTCCCCTGGCTCACCCTGAATACGCAAAACAAAATCTACAACATAAACTGGCTGTTGTTCATAAATGTCGTGAGTGCCAGCTTGCAGCACTGGAATGGTTCCCTCTATATGAGCTATCACCAATCCAAAAGCATCACCTGTTAAAGCCGGATCAAAATGCACATGCCTTTTTGCCCACGGATTTAACTTAGGTTCCCATTCGCCACCCTCTAATCGCTTCGCTATTTTGTCCCATGCAATTTTATAAGGCAGTCGGCTGTCCCATTGCTCATGATCTCCCATTAAAGCGCACATGAAAGGATGCTCTCGGCCATCGGCCATTGCGTCAATTTTACTTGGCTCTTTCATGAACTGAGATATTGCCATAGTTGAGACACCAGCAATATCTCTCAGGGCATCGCCTATATTATCTCGAAAATCTGCCCTGAAATCGATAGGGATATCAATGATAATGCCACCAGGATATTTAGTGCTTAACTCATTTTCTTCCAGAATTTTTGATGGATATAATTCACTGCCAACCAACACTCTAAATGTCTCAGCTTCAAAGGCATCACGCTTCATTTCGATTACGTTGCGATCCCTGACAAATGTTGAAGTGCTGCCGGATGATTGCGCCTTGCGAATTAATTGTTCAGTGAAACTGTCGTGAGTCGTTTTAGAAGACACAACCATTAGGACGCCTGGGAGTTTACCCTTAGTCATGTATCGAGATTTCATCCTGCGCTGGACTGCCTCAAATAATCGGCCTGCCTTAGATTGATTTCCCCATACCTTCTGGTTGGCCATATTCGATTTGGTTTTTTTGGCAGCTTCTCGCATAAAGTTACCCTCATCGAAAATGCCGCCAAAAATGTTCATTCCGATAACACTGGTGTCGGTCGATGAGCCAGCAATGATCGCTAGATTTTTTGGGAACAGGATTTCTTCTTTGAGGTTTTTGAGCGGAGCAAAGTCATATTTAAAGTATGGCGACTCTGCTAGTTTTTCGACGATCCCTTCGAACACAACCTTTCGTGCGGTTTGTTTTGATTTAGCAAGGTTACAAAAGCCGATAACTGAGTTTGCCGACAGACCATAACTTACCGCTGGGTTTTTGAGGCACGATGCCTCGTACAGCATTCGGATTGTTGCAAGGTGAGAGAATGTCGATTTGCCGCTGCCAATGCCGCCTACTATAACCGCTTCCGAATATTCATCCGACTCAAACAACTCGACAAGATCATCCTTCCACGGCTTCCATATCGATTTCCCTGTCTGTCCCATGTAGTAATCATCTTCAAGCCATTGCTCCACTGAGACAACTTCTCGATCCAATTCCATACCATGAATATCTGCCTCGTATTCGGGATCTGTCAGGCAGGTATAAAAAGCCTCTAATTCTTCTGGTGATAAATTATCGAGGGTTTTAGCTAGGCTGTTAAGAGCCTCCTCGTTCGAATATAGAGAGTAAGACTTAAATCGTTCTGAAACTATCATTTTGCA